TATCAAATGAAGGTATGGCAGATGTTACTCCTGCAACGGTTCAGGCTAAGATTGACCAGCACAAGCCAGATTTAGTAATCCTTGATTACCACCAGTTGTTTACAGATACTAAGAAGAGTAACGGTGCTACAGAGAGAAATATGAATATATCTCGTGAGTTTAAGATGCTTGCAGTAAGTAATAATATTCCAGTAATTGATATTACTGCTGCAACTATGGATGATATATCTGATCAGGATACACCACCAATGCTATCTCAGGTTGCTTGGTCTAAAGCTATCGAGTACGATGCAGATATGGCTATTGCTATTCATAAGCATACGGATACAGATTTGATTGAAGTTGTTTCTAGAAAGAATAGACATGGAAAAAACTTCTCATTCTATTTAAATTGGGATATTGACAGGGGTATAATTGAAGAAGTATACCAGAATGGAAGTCAAGATGACCCACAGAAAAATTCACAGGTTCCAGGTTAAAGGCATTATCCATGATGATGCAGACTTCATTAGGCTAAAAAATCAATATGATAACCACTTAACTCATCAGATGAGGATGGCTGGATACGTAAAATTACTTGACATCAACCCAGCATTTTCGGTACAATTTAATAGTACAGAAAAAAATTATAGTTTTGTATTTACAATTCACGGAGTATTCGTAGGAAAGAGGAAAGCATGGCATTCGGAGGGAATGGTATTAGATCAACTGATACCGAGATATACGCCCCATTACAGATTAGGTCAGTCCTTAAAGCGATCAATGTTGAAATAGTTTCACAGACTGGCAATGATTTTCTATGTTTGTGCCCATTCCATGGAAATAAAAATACACCTAGTTTTAGTGTAAGTAAAGAGCGTGGTGCATTTATATGCTTTAACCCTTCTTGCGGAGAGTCTGGAAGCATAGTAGATCTTGTAAAGAAGATGACAGATAGAAATGATTTTGAGTCTATTAGATTTATTATTTCCAAAGAAGCGGATATAGAAGAAGACTTTGAAGAAAGACTTTCCGATATGCTTGTTGATACAGAAGAGTTAAAACATTTTGACATGTCTATCATAACAAAATTATCTTCAGGAATGTCTGGATCTAATCCAGGTAGAGATTACATGCATATGCGTGGCTTTAATGATCAGACAATATTAGATTTTGATATAGGGTTTTCTTCTAATCAGCAAATGGTAACAGTGCCAGTTCATAGCTCCGATGGTAAATGTATTGGTATTGTGGGAAGACATATATTAGAAAAAAGATTTAAGAACTCTCCAGGACTTCCTAAGAGCAAGACTGTATTTAATATACATAGAGCAAAGAAAGTAAGTCCTACCGCTATTGTCACAGAGGCCTCATTTGATGCCATGAAACTTCATCAGGCAGGATTTCCTAATGGTGTAGCAACTCTAGGTGGTCATATATCTAATGACAGTGTAAGTCTTTTAAATAAATACTTTACTAGAATTATAATCATGACTGATAATGACGAGGCTGGCAGAGATCTTGGAAAAGCAATTGTAAAAAAACTAAAGGGCAAAGAAGTCCTTTGGGCTGTTTACGATCACAATACAATATATCCAAACGGAGCAAAAGACGTAGGAGATATGACTGATGAGGAAATTAGACATTGTATAGACAATGCAATTCCTGATTATGAATACTCCAAATAATATGATAGAATAGAAGTAACGGGGCACATATAGCCTCAACTATAAAAGGAGAATACATATGAGTATAGTACGTGGTCTTAAGAATATGAATAAGACATTAGATAAGCCAACATACAATGGCGCAGATGGAACAAAAGCACGCTGGTTAAAGCTTGAAGACGGAGAGAGCATTAAGATTCGCTTTCTTCAAGAGTTAGATCCTGACTCACCAACATATAATGAAGCAATGGGCCTAGGTTTTATTGCCCTAGAACATACAAATCCAAAAGATTACCGTCGCAAGGCTCTAGATACCATGGAGTCAGATGGACGTGACTGGGCTAATGAACAGCATAGGAAAGACCCTAAGGCTGGCTGGAAGGCCCGTAGCCGCCTGTACATCAACGTATTGGTAGATGACGGCAAGGAAGATCCATACGTGGCAATCTTGTCCCAAGGAACAAGTGCCAAGACAGTCACACCTACTCTTATTGAGTACGCAGGAGAAATGGGAAGTATTTCTAACTGTACATGGAGAATCAAGCGTTCAGGTACAAAGACAGATACAAGCTACACGATCATCCCACTTGCTAAAGATGAAACAACATTTGATGCTGCTGGACTTGAGCTGATTGATCTAGAAAAGAGTGCAGTTAGATATGTACCTTACATTGAGCAAGAAGCATTCTACGTTTATGGTGATGCTGCAGCAACAGAAGAATCAACAGAAACAACCACATCTAATCTAGAGTGGTAAATAATTAAAGTACAGGGGGGCTAAGGCCCCCCTGTAAGTAATGGAGAATAATGTCAAACTTTGTACACCTACATGCACATAGCTACTATAGCCTTATGGATGGTTTGAATTCGCCTGCAGAATTAATGCAAGCAGCTAAAGACCTAGGTCACACGTCAATTGGCATTACAGATCATGGGACCCTATCTTCACATAGAGAAATGCAAATTGCGGCAAAAAAAATTGGGTTGAAGCCAATCTTAGGACTAGAAGCATACATATCTCCCACAGATAGATTTGATAAGTCTTCCAAGACTGATAAGAGCGTGCAAGCATACAACCACATTATCTTATTGGCTAAAGACGAAGACGGACTAAAAAATTTAAATAGACTCTCAGAGATTGCTTGGACAGAAGGTTACTACCATAAACCAAGAATTGACAAGGAAATCCTTGCGGAATATAAAGAAGGAATTATCGTTCTTTCAGGATGTATGAATGGATTAATTTCAAAAGCAATCATACGAGAAGAGTATGAAGAGGCTAAATTACTTGCTAAATGGTTTAAAGATATATTTAAGGATGACTTCTATATGGAAGTACAGCCACATAACCCTCAAGATCTAAATAAAAAATTATTAGAATTAGCAGATGCATATGGAATTAAGCCAATAGCAACTGCAGATTGTCACTATGCAAAGGCAGAAGATAGAGCAACTGAAGAAGCAATGCTTATCCTATCTACATCGCCAAAAATAAATAAAGATGCAGACTTTGAAGTTTCACGAAAGATTACAGATATCTTTGAAAGACTTAACTATCTGTACCCAGAAAGAAAAATATCATTTCAAGATATTAACGTTTATGTTTCTTCAAAAGAAGAAATTCAGAAAGATTTTGTAGAACAAGGTTTTTCTAGAACTGATATATATGATAATACTATTGAGGTTTCCAACAAGATTGGGTCATACGAATTTAGAAAAGGACTAGATCTTTTACCAATACCAAAGACTAATGCTGATAATAAGCTAAAAGAGTTGGCTATGAATGGACTCAAAGAGCGAGGTCTTGTTAATGATGAGTATACTCAAAGACTAAAAGAAGAGCTGGGTATAATTAAAGACAAGAACTTTGCTTCCTATTTTCTTGTTGTAGCAGATATGATCAACTTTGCAAAGAATAAAGATATCATGGTTGGTCCAGGCCGTGGCTCTGCTGCTGGCTCCCTAGTATGTTACTTATTAGGAATTACTACTGTAGACCCAGTAAAGTTTGATTTATTATTCTTTAGATTTATTAACCCTGAGCGTAATGACTTTCCAGATATTGACACGGACTTTGAAGATAGAAGAAGAAAAGAAGTAAAAGAGTATTTGAGAAAGAAGTTTAAGCACGTTGCTTCTATCTCAACGTTTACATATTTTAAAGATAAGGGAGTTATAAGAGATGCTGCTCGTGTATTTGGAGTACCACTATCGGAAGTTAATAAAGCGCTTAAGTCTATTGACACGTTTGAAGAGTTTGAGACAAGCCCTACTGCGTTCTGGTTCAGAGAACGATATCCAGAAGTAACAATACTAGCAAAAAAACTTCGTGGCAAGATTCGAAGTGTTGGCATGCATGCCGCAGGTATGGTTGTAGCTAAAGATGAGCTTGTAAAGTTTGCACCTATTGAAACAAGATCTGACTCTGATGATTCAGTAAGCGGAAGAATTCCAGTAGTAGCATATGATATGGATACAGTAGCAGACATCGGCTTGATTAAAATTGATGCTTTAGGACTAAAAACATTATCTGTTATATCAGATACACTAAAGATGATTAGTGATAGATATGGAAAGAGCATTGATCTAGAGTCATTAGACTTAACAGATCCAAAGATCTATGAAGATTTATCAAAGGGATATACTAAAGGTATATTCCAAGCAGAAGCAACTCCTTATACTAATCTTCTAATTAAAATGGGAGTAAGTAGCTTTGAGGATCTTGCTGCATCTAATGCCTTAGTTAGACCAGGCGCTATGAATACAGTTGGGTATTCATACATTGCTAGAAAAAAAGGCGAAGAAGATATCGTTTACCAGCATCAGATCATGAGACAATTTACGGAAAGAACATATGGCGTTATTATTTACCAGGAACAAGTTATGCAGGCATGCGTACACCTTGGCGGCATGTCCATGTCGGAGGCAGATAAAGTTAGAAAGATCATTGGAAAGAAAAAGGATGCTGCGGAATTTGATGAGTTTAAAGAAAGGTTCATTGAGGGAGCTTCTAAGCATATCCCAGCTAAGACCGCAGAAGATCTCTGGCACGACTTCGAAGCACACTCTGGTTATTCTTTTAATAGGTCTCATGCTATTGCCTATAGTCTACTTAGTTACTGGACTGCTTGGCTAAAGCATTACTATCCACTAGAGTTTATGTTTGCTATATTAAGAAATGAGCATGATAAAGATGCCAGAACAGAGTACTTGATTGAAGCAAAAAGACTTGGTATCAAAATTCTTTTGCCACATGTAAATGAGTCTGACTTAGATTTTAAGATTCAGAAGGATGCAATTAGATTTGGTCTATCTGACATTAAGTTTATATCAGATAACATAGGTCAAAAGCTTATGTCTGCTGGTCCGTTTTCTTCTTATGAAGATTTAAAACAAAAGTCATCAATCAAGGGAAGCGGAATAAACTCTAGGGCTATAGCAGCATTAGATAAGATTGGTGCAGCAGCATTTGAAGATAATCCAAGAACAGGTAAAGAGTCAGAGAATTTATATGAGTACTTAGGTATACCTAAGTTCGATCTTGGAAGAGTATCTCCTCATATTAAGTCTCAAGTTACATCACTAGAAGATTTTGAAGAGCGTGGTACATTTACTATGTTAGCCATGGTTAAAGGAATTAAGAAGGGTACAGGCTGGTCACGAATTGAAATGGTTGATGAGACAGGAACTGTTGGTGTATTCCATACAGAACAAACTCAAATCGAAATTGGCAACATGTACTTCTTCTTGATAGGAGATAACAGAATCCATCGGTATGTTACAATTGATGATGTAGCAAATAGGATAAATGATACATTTGTAACATTCCTACACTCAGAAAGTTTAAACATACCAGATAGCATGAAGATGAGCGTTAGCCTTCTCCCATACAGAACTAAACAGGGGAAGTCTATGGGTCATTTAATTATGTCTGATAGTACAAAGCAACTTACTCGTGCAATTGTTTTCCCACAATCGTATGATAAACTTAAGGGAAGAATAAAAGATGGGATGATCTACATTCCAGAAATAGGCCAGACAGAAGATGGCACCTACTCGCTAAGGAGCGTAAAATGAACGAAGAAATTCAGGAACAGTTTGATAAAGTAATAAACAATGTATCACCACAGCCATTTGAAGGCAAGCTAGATATTAGCCATGTAGTTTCAGTTATCATGGATCATATTGGTGGATCTGTAAGAATTCCAGCAGATAAGTTTACACAGTCACTTACAGTTGACCGTAGATTAGTTATTGAATACGATAACGAGCACTTGGACTTTATTCTTTCTGTAGAAGAAGGCTTAGTCACACAAGAGGCCGACTCAATACCAGCAGAATAACCATGACTCTTGGTGGCTACTTTTTGTACGGTAGCGAAGGAGAATTGCTACTAGTTATTAAGAGTGATCAAGAAGAACTCATACTAACTATAATTAAAAAATTACAAGCTTCAAGAGATAAAGATATTAAAAAACTAGGTTCAGAATTAGAGGAAAATTTTAATGACAGAGATATCAGAAATTCTAGCAAAGCTAGACCCAAAAACAAGACAACGAGTTCAAGCGGCAGTAGAAGTAGAAACACTAAAGCAAAAGACTCCAAGCATAGGGCTAAACCTAGCACTTAAAGGTGGCTTTGGTCATGGCAGACAGATCCTTGTTTGGGGTAATAAATCTGCTGGTAAATCTTCCTTCTGTTTGCAAATGATTGCTGAAGCTCAGAAAGAAGGAAAGACTTGTGCATGGATTGATGCAGAGCATTCTTATTCTCAAGAGTGGGCTGAGAAGTTAGGTGTTAATTCAGGTGAGTTAATCTATTCTTCAGCAAAGACCATTAATGATATGGTAGATGTAGCACAGCAACTTATGGAAGCTGGTGTAGATATCATTGTAGTAGATTCAATTTCTGCATTACTTCCAGCGATCTACTTTGAGAAAGATAGTACAGAGCTAAAGAAACTAGAAGATACTAAGCAGATTGGTGCAGAAGCAAAGGACATGACGCACGCAGTTAAGATGCTTAACTATGCTAATAAAAATACACTACTAGTTCTTATCTCACAGCAAAGAAATCAATTTGGCTCTATGCATGCATCTCATATTCCTACTGGAGGAATGGCAGTAAAGTTCTTCTCGTCTACAGTAGTAAAATTATGGTCATCAGAAGCAGAGGCTAATGCAATTAAATCTGGAATGACTGTTGGAGATAAGATCATTGAGCAGAGAGTTGGAAGGCCTGTCAACTGGATCATTGATTATAATAAGCTAGGTCCACCTAATCTTTCTGGACAGTATGATTTTTATTACCAAGGTAGCCACGTAGGAATTGATGAAGTAGGAGAAGTCTTAGATGTAGCAGAACAACATGGTGCTATTGAAAAAGGCGGCGCATGGTATACTATAGGAGAAGAAAGATTCCAAGGTAGAGCAAAGACTGTACAGTATTTGAGAGAAAATCTTGATGTAGTAGAAAGATTAAAGAAAAAAATATATGGGTAAGATTGAAGACCTTATAGGCAAAAAGCCTAAGAAGATGGTTGTATCAGAAAGCAAAATAGAAATGGGTGGGGCATTTAGTTGTCAAACCTGTAACCAAGTTGTGTCTGAAGCTGAGTATAACCGTGAAGAGTACTTTGTATTCTGGACTTGTACTGAAGGACACCTATCGAGAGTGAATCTAGGATAATGTCAGAGCGTGGTGAAGTAAAAAGAGATGGCGCTAAGGCTCAAAAGAATAGTGGTCGTGGAGATTATCAAAAAGGTGATGCTCAATGGAAACAATTTTTAGTAGATTATAAAGAAGCATCTGCCTCGTTTAATCTGAATAAGCCAGTATGGTCAAAAATTTGTACAGATACATTTAAAGTTAATAGGGATATGCACCCAGCCCTCAAGATAATCTTAGGAACAGATTCTAAGGTAAGACTTGGAATAATTGAGTGGGCAATACTAGAGGAACTAATTACATTTTGGGAAACAAATCATGCAAGCAAATAAAGAGTCAGTACTAATGGAGAGGCTTGTATCATAAATGTCACAAGACAAAAGTGTTTTAGAATTAATTAGTGATATAACAGAGTTTAATGATCTACATGATCTGATGCAGGATGAACAACTTGATCGTGCACTTGCAATCATTGTTAAGTTAATTATGAATCCAGATATTCCATCTGCAAAGGCACCAATGCTTATTATAGAGTTGCAAGCTATCAGTGCTAAGCTTACAGTTCTTGCAGCGTACTACACAACTGTTGCTAGAGATAAGAGCGGAACTCTTAACTACAATAAAAAGAATATTTATTATTCAACTAAAGAAGCCATTGATAGATTAGTTGATGCCCTAAAGTATGCAGCGAGAAACTAATGGGTAGAGACTTAGTAACAAACCTAAAATTTAAAAAGATTATGGGCCAGTTTGACCCCATAGCCTTTGGTCAAATGATTAATGAAGCATATATTGCTGGAAGAAACTTAGATAGATATGCCAAAAAGAATACTTTTTCTCCAAGCACAGTTGGATATGGTCATGGAATGTGTCCTAGATATTGGTTCATTGCATTTAATGGTACAGACTTTGAGGATAACTTTGATGCAATTGCAATTGCTAATATGGAAAATGGCAAGCAAGCGCACGAAAGAATACAGAATCTCCTGATTGATAATAGCCTGGCTAAAGAATTAGAGCGTGAGATCCTTTGTGACGATCCTCCAATCAGAGGATTTGCAGACATGATTGTTGACTGGTACGGAACTGAGATAATCGGCGAGTTAAAGACTGTCAGAGATGAAGTATTTGCGCAAAGACAAGCAAGCATGGCTCCATCTACATCACACTTAATACAATTACTTCTATATATGTGGGTAGAAAAAAATGATGAAGGCTTTTTGATGTATGAAAACAAGAATAATAATGAAATTCTTGTTATGCCTATTTATATGAACGAAAGACATAAAGCTTTAATTGAAAAAACAATTGACTGGATGCGAGTAGTATATGCAAACTACAAGGAAAATATCCTTCCAGAAAGAACATTTACTAAGAGCACATCTACATGCAAGTACTGTCCAGTAAGAAAAGAATGTTGGTCTGGAGAGCATGGAGATCTTAGAATAGAGAAGCTGGATCTTCCAAAATGAACTGTGCAAGACTTGAATGCTCTATATACTTTGAGCCAAAAACTCATAATCAAAAGTACTGCTCTGATGAATGTTGCCGTATCGCAACAAATAAAAGAATCATGGAAAAATACTATGAGAAGAAAGCTGTACGAAGTGGTGCTGTAAGAATCTGCAAGAATAAAAAATGCGATAAGCAACTTAGCAGATATAACTACGATGACACTTGTTCAACATGTGAGATTAATATTAAAAAAGATGCAAAGCAAAAGCTAATGGATATGATTTATGACGCTGGCAAAGTTAAATAGGCCTGAAGCATCTACTGTAATAGGTATAGATGCATCAACACATTCAGTTGCGTTTTGTCTTTTTAGAGATGGCAAGCCAGAAAGATATGGGAAAATATTGCTTGAAGGACAAGATATTTATGAAAAAATTGCGGATGCTAGAAAAAAGATTGGTGCCTTTAGTAATGAGTTAAAAGCTGATTATATTGCTATGGAAGGAGCCATTATGGTTAAGTCTGCAGATGCAGTAATTAAACTGTCTTATATATACGGAGTGGTACTTGCAGAACTTATGCAGTATAACTCAAAAGTAATAACTGTAGCCCCTATTTCTTGGCAGTCTTATATTGGAAATAAAAACTTAACTAATGATGAAAAAAATGGTATCAAGATTACTAATCCAGGGAAAACAGATTCCTGGTATAAAACAAAACAAAGAGAGATACGAAAGCAAAAAACTATAAGCTGGGTTAAAAGTTCGTTCAATATTGAGCTAGATGATTTCGATGTATCAGATTCATTTGGTATAGCATTTTATGCTTCCAAGAATTTGACAGATCGTAAATGAAGTTATATCAAAGCAAAGATTTTTTATATAGAAGATATGTATTGCAAAAGAAAACAATAAAGGAGATAGCAGAAGAATGTCAAGTGTCCCATATGACCATCCAGAGATATCTGGAAGAGTTTGGTCTGATCAAGAATCAGAGAAAGTGGAAGAGATAACAACTATCTATCCAATAACTATGACAAAGACTAACTACGGATTTAGTCTTTATACTATTGATGGTGATGATCATGTTGGAGGTAATCTAAGAAGGCTTGGATTTTGGGAGCCAGAGACAACAAACTGGTTACTAAATAACGTCCAGGAAGCAGATACCTGTTTAGATATTGGTATGAATATTGGTTATTTCACAGAGATAATGGCTAGAAAAGTTGGTCCATTCGGCAGAGTTTTCTCCTTTGAAGCCAATAAAGAATTAGTTAATGTTTATGAGAAAACAATAAATGAGTCTGACAATGACTACGAAGCAATTGGATCTATAAATCTATTTGATATTGGATTATCTAATGAAACACAAGAAGCTTACCTTAGATTTCCAAATAATAACTATGGTGGAGCAGGAATTGAATATGAAAAGCAGGTATTTGATGGGTACATAACATTACCCGTATTCCTAGATAGAATAGATAATATTTTAGATGATATCTCTATTAATGAAATAGATATTATTAAGATGGATGTAGAGGGTCATGAAGAAAAGATCTGGGATACTTTAGAAAAACCACTTAAGTCATGTAGAGCGGCAATTGTAGAGCTTGGACCATATCATTCAGAAGAGTTTTTAAATAAAGTATCATCTCAGTTTAATATGTTTAAATTAGTTTATGATCAAGAGGTTGCCATTGGTATATCAGATATTAAAGATGCTCCGAGCCATTTGAATATTGTGCTTAGACCAAAATCTTAGTCAATTGACTTTGACATTTTGGTTGAGTAAGAGTATAATTAGTTTAGAACAGGAGATACTATGTCTGAAATAGAATTAGCAGAACGTTTTGACCGTATGAATAAAGTTGTTGAGCATATGCTAATGGGGAATAGTGCTACACAAATTTCTAAGATGCTTACAATGCCACGTAAAGATGTGCTGGAGCTAATAGAAGAGTGGAAGGCTGTTGTTCGTGATGACTCTAGCGCTAGAGATCGTGCTAAAGAAGCAGTTGCAGGTGCAGATCAACACTACGCAATGCTTATTAAAGAAGCCTGGAAAACAGTTGATGATGCAGATCAAGCAGGACAACTAAATGTTAAGGCTAGTATCCTAAAGTTAATTGCAGATATAGAGCAGAAAAGAATTACTATGCTCCAGCAATTAGGACTTTTAGACAATGCGGAACTTGCTAGCCACTTGGCGGAAACAGAAAGAAAGCAAGATATCCTTATAGGAATACTAAAAGACATTTCTGCAGAATTTCCTCAAGTAAGAAATGAAATAATGAGAAGGCTTTCTCAGATATCTAATCAGGTAGAAGAAGTAATCATAGTAGAATCTAAGCCAGCTCCCATAGAGGAAACAGATGTTGTTTAATTTTTCAGATATTATAGATATCCTTGATGGAGAAGAGTTTGAAGAGTACCCCGTAGACCTTGCTGAGTTTGTAACAAATGATCAGTACTTAGCACTGCCACCATTATCAGAGTATCAATATACTCTTATCAGGGCAAGCTCCCAGATATATAAAAAGGTTACCCTTGAAAAACTTTATGGAGATGCGGCTGGAGAAAAAAGATGGAAAGAAACAGTAAATGAAGTAATTGCTCAATTGGGTAAAGGATCTGGAAAAGATTACTGCTCTACCATTGCTGTCGCTTATATTGTTTATTTGCTATTGTGCTTAAAAGACCCAGCTAAATACTTTGGAAAGCCTCCAGGAGACTCAATAGATTTAATTAATATTGCTATCAACTCTCAGCAGGCTAAAAATGTTTTCTTCAAGGGACTTAAAACTAGAGTAGATAGATCCCCATGGTTTGCTGGTAAATATGTTGCAAAGGCAGATGTTCTTGAGTTTGATAAAGGAATTAGCTGTCACTCAGGTCACTCAGAGCGTGAGGCATTTGAGGGATACAATACATTAGTAGTTATCTTAGATGAGATATCAGGATTCAGTATTGATAATACAACTGGACATGAGCAAGCAAAAACTGCTGGCGCTATCTATGATATGTATCGTGCATCAGTTGATTCACGGTTCCCAGACTTTGGTAAGGTAATCCTATTATCATTTCCAAGATATAAGAATGACTTCATACAGCAGAGATATGAAGCTGTCATAGCACAAAAAGAAGTTAAGACATTGACTCATAAATTTAAAATGGACGAAGATTTAGTTGACGGAGTAGATGGTAATGAGTTTAGCGTGGAGTGGGAAGAAGATGAGATTATATCTTATAAGATACCTAAGACTTATGCACTGCGTAGACCAACCTGGAAAGTAAATCCAACTAGAAATATAAATGATTTCAAAGTAGCATTTTATACTAACCCAACGGATGCCTTGTCCAGATTTGCATGCATGCCACCAGAAGCAGTAGATGCTTTCTTTAAATCAAGAGAGAAGATTGAGCGGGCATTTGTATTAGGTAATGGTATAGATAATTCTACTGGAAGATTTGAAGAAGCGTTAAAGCCATTAGAAGATATGGAATATTTTGTGCATGTAGACTTAGCTCAAAAGCATGACCATTGTGCGGTATCTATGTCTCATGTAAGTGAATGGGTAAAGATTAGGTCTTTTAATGATTATGAGCAGGTTGCGCCAAAGGTAACAGTAGATGCCGTTAGATGGTGGACTCCTACAAGTGATAAGTCAGTAGATTTTACAGAGGTAAAAGATTATATAATTAGTCTTAAGTCCAGAGGATTTAATATCAAAGCGGTAACATTTGATAGATGGAATTCACACGATATGATGCAACAACTTAAAGCATACGGAATACATACAGAGATCTTGTCTGTTGCTAAGAAGCATTATGAGGACATGGCTCTTGGAATTATGGAAGAAAGAATTTCTGGCCCAGATATTAAACTTTTGATTGATGAATTGCTTCAACTAAGAATTATAAGAGACCGTGTAGATCATCCTAGAAAGGGATCTAAGGACCTTGCAGATTCTGTGTGTGGGTCTATATACAACGCCATCTCAAAGTCCCATAAGGGAGACAGAGAGATCAATATTCATACATGGGCTGGAAATAAAGAAGATAACGTATCTAATAAAACGACTAAGGATGGAGTACCGAAGAGAATGCCAGCAGAACTATCGGATGCCATATCAGGAATGAGTATACTATGAGTAAGTATTTAAATAAAAAATTCAATGGGGTAGTTTGCGCTTGTGTTGGCAAACATGTTCCACTTCCAGCAACCCTAGAAGAATATAATGGAATGCATTTATGCCCTACTACATACAATAATGTTCTTGAATACAAAAAGATTTGGGATGTAATTGGTAATGAACCGCCAGGAAGCATAAGAAAACATTTTAGTGAATATGTACAAAACATCGTCAGGTTAAGTTTAGACAAATCCTAGCAAGTAGTGTAGAATTATAATTATGAGGCAATAGCTCAGTTGGTTAGAGCCCCAAACTCATAATTTGGTCGTCGTAGGTTCGAGTCCTACTTGCCTCACAAGAAAGGAGTACAAAATGGCTAACAAAGAACAAAAAAGTAACGCAAATACTAAGAAAGAGCCTAAGCTCTCTCTAAAAGAAAAGCGTGCTAAAAAGCAAGAGAAGAAAGATAAGAAGTAGTATAATAGTATTACCATAGTTTGTGGATGATCTGCAGACTTGGGTCGTGGCCATCGTGCTTGTAGGTACCTTGGGATGGATAATGTAGTTACTGCTACCCAGCTTGTAAAGCTGGGTAGTACTATAGAGAGGCAGTAATGGAAGACGATTTTGATATTGATAAAGAAACATTTGATCGTTTAATGGAGCACTATGTAGATATAGGAGCCATTAGTGTTAATGGCATTGATAAAAAGGGAAACTTTATTTATTTAGTTACAGATGCGGCGGAGATTTTAGCTCCAGGATTATGGGAAGCACATCATGCTATGGTTGATGAGGCCCTACTTAATTTATTTGATCAAGGTTTAATAGATGTTGAGTATGATGAAGAACTAAATGCTAAGATGAGAATATCTGATAATGCTAAAAAAGTTATGTATGAATTGGGATACGTAGATATGGAAGTTTTAGATGATCCAAGAGATGAGAGATAGATATGAAAAAGGTTGAGTTAACAGAGTTAGAAGCCAAACAACTTGAAAACTTTGTTGAAGATCACATGTCAGGTTGTTATATGAGTCTACATGATGAAGAAGATGTACGAGAAGATTTTGAGCCGTATGGGGTTTATTGCGGATGTCAAACATGCGACACAA